GCCTCGTAGCTTCTCAAATTCAGCTAGTCATCAGGTACGCATTTTGTGAGTTAAAGAGGTAATTCTTGAGACCTCCTCCCCAGTCTACTCTCAATACTAAACCAATCGTCTAGCCTAGCATTGAGCCAAGGGTGGTTAATTATGTCTGTTCGATAAATTGTCCTGTATTCGTTGTCATGTCCATATGATACTAAAAGACACACCATAATACAAATCAGTACACATCTTATAAGCAAGCAGAATGAGAGCATTACAAATACAGGCGTACTAGTAGATAATATTTATAGGTAATTACGCCATAGGATTTAGATCATCAGGATTTATAAAATGACAGATAAAGACAAAGAAAAAACCAAGCTAAAACTAATCAGGAATGACGAGGACTTAACGATTAAGCAGAGGGCATTTGTCAGGGAGATAGTGAAGGGTAAGTTAGGCAGTCAGATTGATTGCTATATGCAAACCTACGATGTAGCTAGAACCAAGACAGGCGGTATACCTAAGCACGCCCACGTTGATTGCAGTAAGCTTATGGCGAACCCTAAGATAGCCCTAGCTGTTAGGAGGGGATTAGAGCGTAAAGAGGAGTCTACAGTTGCTTCTTCCATACGAACGAGGAGTTACGTTCTTGAACAGCTTATGAGAGAGTCTAAGGAAGCAGACAGCGACAGTACACGAGTCAGGTCATTGGAACTACTAGGTAAGACATGCGGACTCTTTAGCGACACCATTGAAGTGAAGGAGAGCAGACATAGTGTAGACATAGAGGAGGAGATAGAAGCTAAGATTATGAGCCTACTGAATGAAGCAGACCCAAGCTAGACCCCCCCTTTTTATATAGAGAATCAGACCCCAATAACGACCCCCCCACACCCATATATACAGACAGTTACCTGACTATCATATATACATAGTGTTATGCACATTATATCACCTATTTTTACAGTACCCCCCCCTATTTTATAGCAAAATGCTAGCTTTTTTCACCGCTTACCCCTGTTTTTGTAGGAAATTGGGTAGGAATCCTAGACCCCACCCCAATTTATTTTCATTTAGGGGTTGCTTTTTATGTGAAGGGGGTGCATTATGTTAAAATCTTGTAGTTTCTATACCTAGTACATACCATATATCCAGTATTCACTTAATAAGTGCCAACCAATAGGTACTTACTAAGGTTTTTTTATTTGGTTACTCCTCAATAGGTATATACTAGGTATTAAGTATGAATAAAAATGTATTAAGTAAAGTACAGAACCTATCTTCTGACCAGAAGCAGGAACTTCTTACTCTCTTAGAAGAATTAGAATTAGCCAAAGACAGAGAAAAATGCCATGAAGACTTTATGTGCTTTGTTGGTGAGATGTGGTCTGCTTTTATACATGGTAGACACCATGAGATTATGGCTGATGCGTTTGAGAGAGTCGCTAAGGGTGATTTAAAGCGTTTAATCATCAATATGCCACCACGACATACTAAGAGTGAGTTCGCTTCTTATTTGCTTCCTGCTTGGTTCTTAGGTAAGAACCCTGACAAGAAGATAATCCAGACTGCCCATACTGCTGAACTAGCGGTTGGCTTTGGTAGGAAGGTTAGGAACTTAGTTAATAGTGCAGACTATAAGAAAGTGTTTCCTAATGTCAGTTTACAATCAGATAGTAAAGCTGCTGGTCGTTGGAATACAAACCAGGGCGGAGATTACTTTGCGATTGGTGTAGGTGGTGCGGTTACTGGTAAAGGTGCTGACCTCTTAATCATTGATGACCCCCATTCAGAACAAGAAGGTGCTAGTTCTGACATAAATGTTTTTAATAGAACCTATGAATGGTATACATCTGGTCCAAGACAGCGTTTACAGCCTAATGGCTCTATCGTTGTTGTGATGACAAGATGGCACAATAAAGATTTAACAGGTCAAGTTGTTGACGCAAGTATAAAGCGTGGCGGTGCAGACCAATGGGAAGTGATAGAGCTTCCAGCAATAATGCCTTCTGGAAACCCTTTATGGGCTGAGTTCTGGAAGATGGAAGAATTACAGGCTCTTAAGGCTGAACTGCCAAACAGTAAATGGATGGCTCAGTATCAGCAAGACCCTACTTCTGAAGAAGGTGCATTAGTTAAAAGAGAATGGTGGCAATCATGGGAAGGTAGAGAACCACCTGACTGTGAGTTTGTTATTCAATCATGGGACACAGCGTTCATGAAGAATCAGCGTGCCGACTTTTCAGCTTGCACTACTTGGGGAGTTTTCTATAAAGAAGATGACGATGGAATGATTTCTCCTAATGTTATCTTATTAGATGCTTATCAGGAGCGTTTAGAGTTCCCTGACTTAAAGAAGATGGCTTTAGAGAAGTATAGAGCTTATTCGCCTGATGCTTGCATTGTAGAGGCTAAGGCTGCTGGTATGCCATTAATCTTTGAATTAAGAGCAATGGGTATCTTAGTGCAAGAATATACCCTAGTCGTGGAAATGATAAAATATCCAGAGTTAATGCCGTATCTGATTTGTTTGCTTCAGGTGTTGTTTATGCTCCAGCAACTAGATGGGCAGAAGAAGTTATAGAACAATTTGCTGGTTTTCCTAACATGGAACATGACGATTTAGTTGATAGCACCACGCAAGCTCTGTTAAGATTCAGACAAGGTGGTTTTATTCCGTTGTACTCAGATGAAGAAGATGAGCCTTTGGAAAATAACCGAACTGCAAATTATTATTAGGATTTTAAATGGCAATAGAAAGAAGACAAGCTACTCCAGTTGACGGAACAATAGAACAAGATACTGAAGAAGAATTAACTGTAGCTATAGAAAACCCAGAATCAGTTGCTATCGAGACTGATGATGGTGGCATGATTATTGATTTTGAACCTAATGCCAAAGAAACAGGCGATGAAGACTTTGACTCAAACTTAGCTGAGTTCATAGATGACGATGACCTTAATTCTTTAGGCAATGAATTAATCTCTGCTTATAACGGAGACAGAGAATCACGCTCTGAATGGGAAGAAACTTATACAAAAGGTTTAGACCAGTTAGGTTTAAAGATAGAAGAAAGAACTACACCTTGGGCAGGAGCTTGTGGTGTGTTTCATCCAATGTTAAGTGAAGCTGTTATTCGTTTTCAATCACAATCTATTACTGAAATGTTTCCAGCACAAGGACCAGTAAGAACAAAGATTGTAGGTAAAGTTACTGGTGAAAAAGAAAGACAATCAAAAAGAGTAGAAGATTATTTAAACTATCTTCTTATTCATGAAATGTCTGAGTACAGAACAGAGACTGAAAAGATGTTATTTTCTTTACCTTTGGCAGGTTCTGCCTTTCGTAAAGTTTACTTTGACCCAAGCTTAGATAGACCTAGTTCTATATTTGTACCAGCAGAAGATGTTGTAGTTAATTATGGTGCAAGTGATTTAGAAACTTGTGAAAGAGCTACCCATGTAATGCGTAAGTCTTCTAACTCAGTTAGAAAAATGCAAGTAAATGGTTTCTATAGAGATATAGATATACCTGATGGGTCTGACAATACTAGTGATATAAACAAAAAATACAATGAAATAACTGGTGAAGCAGCCACTTATAACTTTGATAACACACACACTATTTTAGAAATGCAAGTAGATTTAGACCTAGAAGGGTTTGAAGATACTAATGAAGAAGGCGAACAAACAGGTATAGCCATACCTTATGTTGTAACAATAGATTATCCAAGCGGTAAAATTTTAAGTATTCGTAGAAACTACTTTGAGGATGACCCTAAAAAATTAAGAAGGATGCACTTTGTTCATTATCAATACCTACCAGGATTAGGATTCTATGGGTTTGGTTTAATACATATGGTTGGTGGATTAGCTAAATCAGCTACATCTATACTAAGACAATTAGTAGATGCAGGTACTTTGAGCAATCTGCCTGGTGGTTTGAAAGCTAGAGGATTAAGAATTAAAGGAGATGATACTCCTATAATGCCTGGTGAGTTTAGAGATGTTGATGTTCCTGGTGGAGCTATCAGAGATAACATTACATTCTTACCTTACAAAGAACCTTCAGGAACTTTGTATCAGCTATTACAAAACATAGTAGAAGAAGGCAGGCGTTTTGCTAGCATATCTGATATGAAAATATCTGACATGAACAATCAAGCACCTGTAGGAACTACCTTAGCTTTAATGGAAAGAAACCAAAAAGTTATGAGTGCTGTTCAAGCTAGGCTTCATGCAGCAATGAAAAAAGAATTTGATATATTGGTTGGCATTGTAAGAGACTTTACAGACCCTGCTTACCCATATGAAACAGATGAAGAAGAATTTATAAAAGCTGAAGACTTTGATAACAGAGTAGATGTATTACCTGTATCAGACCCTAATGCAGCAACAATGGCTCAAAGAATAATGCAATATCAAGCTGCTATGCAATTAGCACAGACATCTCCTGATATGTATAACATGCCTGAATTACATAGACAGATGCTTGGAGTATTAGGCATTAATGATGTAAATGATATTATTCCAGATACAGATGATGTCAAACCAGTTGACCCAATTACTGCAGTACAAAACTTAATTAATGGAAAACCTGTTAAAGCTTACATACAACAAGACCATGAAGCACATATAGCAGTANTAGCATCAGCTCAAGAAAATCCAGAGATAATGAGTACATTAGAGAAAAGTCCTAATGCTCAAAGTATTCTAGCTTCAGCGTCAGCTTATGTTAATGAACATTTAACAATGAAATACAGAAAAGAAATTGAAGCTGAAATGGGAGTTGAGTTACCACCTGAAGGTGANCCACTACCAGCAGATGTAGAAAAACGAATTTCTAGTTTAGTAGCAGAAGCAGCTAAACGAGTTCTTGGTACATCTCAGCAGAGAGCAGAACAAGAAAGAATAGAACAGCAACAGCAAGACCCACTCATAATGGCTAAAGAAAAAGAAGTAGCTATTAAAGAACAAGAAGCAATGCGTAGAGCACAAGAAGGTCAAGCTAGATTACAACTAGATGCTTCTAAAGCAGCAAATAGAGATGCTATAGAAAGAGAAAGAATTCAGGCTCAAACTCAAATTGCTGGTGCACAGATAGGACAAAGAACAGCTAGTGACTTACTTAAAGCAGACCAATTACAAANTAAGTCTGCAAGAGAAGATTTTGTTAAAGGTATTGACATAGCAAAAGATATGCTAGAAGATAGTAAACAGAATGGAAAATGATATCACACAGCTATCACTCTCAGAACATCTGAAGTTAAAGTTGCGTGGTTTGATGAATGAACATGCTGACCATATGAGTACAGGAGCTTGTAAAGACTTCTCCGAGTATCAAAAAATGGCTGGTATTGTCGAGGGTTTAGCCCTTGCAGAACGAGAACTTTTGGATTATATCCAAAGAAACTTGGAAACATAGGAACTCGACTCCTAAAGTCGTGCAACATATATGAGTGAAAAAGACAAAAAAGTACCTAAGCCAGAAAGTGTTAAAACACCTGAATTGAGCAAAGAAGCTAGAAGTCAACTACCTTTACCTAAAGGTTGGAAGATTTTAATAGCTATGCCTAAAGCTGATGAAAAATCTAAAGGTGGGATAATTAAAGCAACCTCTACTATACAAGACGAAGAAGTCAGCAATATTTGTGGCTATGTCTTAAAATTAGGACCAGAGTGCTATAACGACACTAAAAGGTTTCCAAGTGGACCTTGGTGTAAAGAAGGTGACTGGGTTGTTTTCAGAGCTTATTCAGGCACTCGCATGAAAATGTATGGGCAAGAGTTTCGTTTAATTAACGATGATACTGTGGAAGCAGTAGTAGATGACCCTACAGGAGTAGTTAGAGCATGAGTAATACAGAAATAATTAACGAAGAACCTAATATACAAGAAACTATACCTCAAACGCAGGAAGATAAGTTTTTTGGTAAAACTACAGAAATAAACAATCAAATACCTGAAGGCTTAGAAGTCGAAGTAATTGATGATGTTGAAGTAGTAAATGATACGCCAGTAGAAGACCGCAGAGCAAAGAAAGCGGAAGATACTTCTCCTGAAGTAGATGATGAGGTAGTTGATAAAGAGATTGCTGACTACAGTAAAAGAGCTGCAGACAGAATAGCAAAAATCAAATATGAGTATCATGAAGAACGCAGAGCTAAAGAAGCTGCTGCTAGAGAATCAAAAGAAGCAATAACACGCTTACAAAACTTAATGTCTGAAAATCAAAAGCTACAAGCTATGGTTGACCAAGGCGGAGAAGTTTTAAATAAACAAGCATATAACAATGCTTTATGGGCAAAACAAAATGCTCAAGAATCTTTTAAGAAAGCATACGAAGAAGGCAATGCTGATGACATGACAAAGGCACAAGAGTTACTGTCAAAAGCTACTCTTGCAGAACAACAAGCTTCTTCAATGGCTGCACAAGTTCAGAATCAAATTGCAAGCACAATGCCAGTACAAGCACCTGTTCAACAACAGCAACAACAGCTTGACCCTGAGATGCAACAATGGTCACAAAAAAATCCATGGTTTATGGGTAGTGAACCAGTACATAAAGAAATGACATCTTTTGCAATGTATGTAGACCAATCTTTGCAAGCTAAGGGAATAGACCCTGCTGCTAAGACTACACAATATTATAAAGAAGTTGATGTCGCTATGAGACAACAATTTCCAACTTTTTTCGGTGTAACTAATTCAAATGAAACAGAAATGCTTCAAGAGAATAATTCACCAAAACGACAGCCTTCAACAGTTGTCGCATCCGCAACGAGGGATAGCGGAAACAAAAAACCCACGCAAATCCGTCTGACTCAGACTCAAGTTAAGCTAGCTCGCCAACTTGGTATTAGTCCTGAGCAGTATGCAAATCAATTATTAAGGGAGGCTTAATATGTCAGAAGAAAA